ATGGCACGTTTGACAGACAGGGGCGTTGCGGCAATCAAGCCGACAGATGAGCGGCAACAGATCAGCGACGATTTAACGCCGGGCTTGCAACTTATTGTGCAGCCGACAGGGCGGAAGTCATGGGCGGTGCGCTATCGGACGGGCGGGAAGATGCGCCGCATGACACTTGGCCAGTATCCCCATATGCCGCTTGCAGAGGCTCGCACCACAGCCCGCAACGTCATGGCTGATGTGCAGGACGGGAAAGACCCGCAGGGGGATAAGGAACAGGCCAAAACGGACACGGTGGCATCCGTGGTCGATGAGTTTGACCGCTTCCATCTATCCACGTTGAAAAGCGGCAAGAACGCCCTTGGCTTCCTGCAACGTTCTATCGTGAAGGAATGGGGGCACCGCCCCGTGCGGGACATCACCAAGCGCGATGTTTCCCGCCTGTTACTCAATATCGTCGCCAGTGGTCGAGAGGTTACGGCTAACAGGACATTTGCCCATGTGCGCAAGTTCTTCAACTGGTGCGCAGAACATGGCTATATCAACCAAGCTCCGACAGACCGCATGAAGATGCCCACGAAAGAGGAATCCCGCGACAGGTTCCTGACCGATGCTGAAATCTCATTGTTCTTGCAGGCGACCGAAATCATGGCTGCCCCTTACCGGCAGGCACTGCGGCTCCTGCTGCTGACCGGGCAGCGGCATGGTGAGGTTGTGGGTATGACCAGAGCGGAGATAGTCGGGGATATGTGGCACCTTCCTGCCGCGCGTTCTAAAAACGGACTTGCCCATGACGTGCCGCTTACACAGGCGGCGCTGGACGAATTGGAAGCAATTCCCATCATGGGCGACGCCGGGCTTATCTTCACGACCAACGGCACCAGCCCGATCACCAACCTGAACGATAAGGCGAACGACGCCCTTTCCGCGATGATTGAACTGGCCGGGACAGAAATTGAACGCTGGCGGCCACATGACCTGCGCAGAACGGTTGAGACCGGCTTGGCGCGTCTTGGCGTGGCGGAAAGCCTGATCGACCGGATAACGAACCACATCAGCGGGCAACCGACCATCAGGCGCGTCTACAACCGCCACGATTACGCTGCCGAGAAACGCGCCGCACTAGAGGCATGGGCGAATCACCTGCAAACGCTGGCCGAATCGTGAGGGGAGTTACTCTTATAACACATAAATACAGCTGTCAAGGGGCCTACTTGATTCTTTTGTATTCATGCGCTATATTCTGCTTGTCAAGGGCAAAGATGGGGTTGACATGCTGGAAAGACACATTGGGACGGCTGAACTGTGCAAGCGCATCGGGGTGGGCCGGGTCACAATTTATCGCTGGTTGAAGGATGAGGCGATGAAGTTTCCGAAGCCTGCGGCTGTGGGTGGCAAGCACTTCTGGCCGGAAAGCGTGATTGCGGATTACTTCGCACAGGCGCGAGGTGCGGCGTGATGGATATCAAGAAGATCGAGAAACTGCTGCAAGATATCCGCAATCAGTGCATTCACATCAAAGGCGATGAAAATGGATATCACGTTGCCCAGATTCGGACTGCTGCTTCTGAAATTGAAAAGCTGGTTGCGCCAGAGAAGCCCGCAGGCAAGCGCATGAACTTGAAAGCAATGGGTTGATAAAAAGAGAAGACCGGGCGCTCCCTCAAGCTGCCCGGCCTTAGTTTTTGTAGGATCGCAACGGGGTTGGGAAGCCCCATAAAGTGATAGGGATCACATATGAGTAATATAGACGCTCTGGCGGATAATGCAAGGCGGCGGGTGACCGCGTGGAACGAAACATACCGAAAGTTCATTGAGACATTAGGTGCCCATCCGCCAACGGGGGCTTTCTTCTATCATCCCGCGATTGATGAAGTGGCTGAGGCAATAGTCAGCCGGAAAGCGATTCACCCCGGCCATATTCGCGATGAGGTGGAGGTTTACAATCAGGCGGCCCACCTGCTGCGAGAGATCGCCTTGGATGGCGAGGGGAACCTGACCATTGAGGGCTGCGATGCGAATGACTGCCAGCAGGAAGCTGACGAGATCGCGCAAAGCATCAAGAGCAGGCAAGGAAAGTTTTTACGCAAGCGGGCACATATTGCCCGCCTTTGGCTTTTGATGGCTGATCTTCTGCAATGGGAATCCATCAAAAACTTATTTTTGCCAGACGTAACCCTTTACAACAGTAATATTGAGTGGGAGGTGGTCCATTGAGCCGCGTAATTACCATGAGCCGAGCAGAAACCGATAGCGCCGTTGAAGCCTTTGGGGATGCATTCCGCAAAGCTGTGCGGGTTGATCTGCGTGACGTGCTGGCCAGCGACAAGCCTTTGGCTGAGGTTGTTCAGTTGCGCGATAAGATTCGCAAACAAGAAGAGCCTGCCGTGCCGCTAAGCGGCCCTGTGGTTGTAAACGCCAATAACAACACGTGGAGTCTGACGCCGCTATCGGAAATTGACGATACGCCTATTCAATGGGCTGTGGGAGATATTATCCCGCAGCATGGCATGTCGGTAATCTTTGGCAAGCCGAAATCCGGGAAATCATTCGTGGCTATCGACATGGCTTGCTGCATCGCAACCGGAACGCCCTACCACGGGCACCCCGTAAAGCCCGGCAAGGTTGTCTATATCGCAGGCGAAGGCCGCTATGGTATTCGCGCACGGTTTGCGGCGTGGGCTGAACATAACGGCGCTGACCCCATGGAAAACGTGCTGCTATCTAGCGGCCCGACCATGATCAACCCTAACGGCGTTGCCAATATCATTCCAGTCATCAGGCAAGCTGCGGGTGGTGCGCCTGCAATGATCGTGATCGACACGTTGAAGCGCAACTTCCACGGGGATGAAAACACCCAGAAAGATATGCAGGCCTTTGTTGCAGGCTGTGACCGTATACGCGAGTTCTTCCCTGACACCGCTATCGTGATTGTTCACCATAGCGGACATGGGAATGAGGATCGCGCCATGGGGTCAATCAACCTGCTTGCATCAGTGGATGCAGAGCATCGGGTAACGCGGGCTGCAAATGGGAATATCAATCTGGACTGCACGGCCATGAAGGATGCAGCCGAACCCGATGCGATGGCGTTTGAATTAGTCACTGTAGGGGCATCGCTGGTCCCTGTGCATGCGGGAACGCCTAAAAAGACCAAGCCCGCAGGTATAGCGGTTAAAGTGGATGGGCAGCTAGCCATGGACGCGTGGGCCGCTGTGCAAGAGTTTTGCGGACCCGAAGGCATGGAGGAAGCGCCATGGCGGGATGAGTTCAATAGGTTGAAGGGCGGCAGCCCAGAAGCTAACCGGCAGGCTTGGGGACGCGCAAAAAAGCAACTTATTGCGGCAGGTCTGCTAAACCAGATGGAAGCGCCCTACATCCTGACGCTTCCGGGCGTGACAAGCGTGACGTGACCGTGACGTGACGTGACAAGAAACCGGAAATAGGCGTGACGTGACGTGACACACCCCTATAGGGGTGTCACGCTGTCACGCTATCCCAGAATTTTATTGAGGGAAGAAATGAAGATGAAGTTTAAACGACTGACTGGCGACAGTGCAGAGGACTACGAAGTTACGATTGTGGGCGGTGGTTTCCCGGAAAATATACGCGAGAAAATCATTGACCATAATACCCAAAGAATCACTGGCGAAATATTCGTGGAAAGCGAACTTGCGCCAAAGAAGTATGACATCATCATTGACGACGGTGAAAGTCTAGTTGTGGTTTGGACTGATGCCGACCAAGTGAGAGGCGCGTATCACGTTCGTTATGCCGCGTGGCCGTATGAATGGAAACAGTGGATACCCAGATAATCGATCCATAGAGACCCCGCCTAGTGCGGGGTTTTCCATCCCGCCCTAATCGCAGCCATGCCGTGCCTTTGGTATACTGGTCCGTAGTTAAGGAGATGCACATGGCTGGGGATTTCGAAAAGGCTGTTCAACAGTGGATCGAGCGGGCTAAGGCTGACAGCCTAGACATCTTCAAGGACGCCACCCGCACGTTGGCTGAAGAGGTTCGCCAAGCTGTGCCGCGTGATACTGGCAACCTAGCCAATAGTGTAGTGCTGTCGCCTGATCGGAACATCACCAAGGGCGCGAATGATGAGCAATTCCCTGATCCCCGGCCCAATGATGAGGCCGTGCTGGGTAATGTGGAATTGGGCGACAAGATCGCGTTGGGTGTCAGGGCTGCATATGCCGCGCGTCGTGAGTTTGGTTACATCAGCACGTCAAGCGACGGAACGCATAAGAACATCCCCGGCACTCATGCCGTTACTGCCACGATGAGCAAGTGGAAGGGCCTTGTGCGTAGGGCTGCACAGAAGCGCAACAGGGCGGTTCGGTGATGTGTGGCGTCGTGGGTCATGGGCGCAGCAAGATGCCAGCCAGCGGGGCAACTGTGCGGCTCTGCGGCGTGATTGGCAGCGGGGCCACCGTTGGCAACCTTTGGGGCGCGCGACACGCGGGGGGCCTGTCCTGTTCACATTCCCAATTCTGAATGTATAGATAGATGGCTAGACCAACGAAACAAGCCTCTTTAGCAATTCGCTTCTTTGAGAACCTTCATATTCCCGAGGGTAAGCTGGCCGGGAATAAGGTTAAACTCGCTAAGTATCAAAGGCAATTCCTTAATGGTGCGCTGAAACCTGACGTGATGGTGGCGTGCCTTAGTATCGGGCGCGGCAACGGAAAAACTGCTCTGTGCGCGGGGTTGGCGCTGGCTGAGGTCATGGGCGCGTTGCATGACGATCCGCAGCCGAAGCGAGAAGTATTACTCGTAGCGAGAAATCGGGATCAAGGGAAGGTAGCTTTCAATTTCGTTCTAGGCTTCATTGAGGGCCTGCCTGATGAGGAACGGGAACTGTTCGACATTCGGCGCGGGCAACGGCTTGAGGCGGAATACCACGGTTCAGGCGGGGGCATTGTTCGTGTGATCCCTGCCGATGGTAAGTCTATCCTCGGCGGTGCCCCTACAATGGCAATTCTGGACGAGCGTGCATCGTGGAATCCCGACAAGGGCCAGGAACTTGAGAACGCCATTCTTTCGGGCCTGGGGAAGCGTGATGGCCGGGCGTTCATCATCTCGACCAGTGCGCCGGATGATGCCAACGCTTTTTCCCGCTGGCTCGATCAGCCCCCGCCGGGAACATATGTGCAGGAGCATAGGCCAGAGGAAGGCTGCGCCCCTGATGATGTGGACGCTATCAAGATCGCGAACCCCGGCGCTGTTGAGGGTATCGGCTCAACGATTGACTGGCTCAAGGCACAGGCTGCGCGGGCGATTGCAAGGGGCGGTTCGGCGCTGGCGTCCTATCGCAACCTGAACCTGAATCAGCGCGTGAACGTGGAAACAGGTTCTGTTCTGGTCACGACAGACGAATGGCTTGCTGCCGAGGTTGCAACCCTGCCGCCGCGTGAAGGTATTTGCATCTTTGGTGCGGACTTGGGCGGTTCCCGTAGCCAGACGGCAGGGGCGCTGTATTGGCCGCAGACGGGCCGTGCCGAGGTGTGGGGGGCGTTCCCTAGCAACCCCAGCCTTGCCGATAGGGGCGCGGCTGATGGCGTCGGGCGTAGGTATGTGGATATGGCTGACCGGGGCGAACTGTGGACGCTTGGCGATCTGATCGTTCCGCCTGCTGACTGGCTGCGGCGTATGCTGGATGTAGCGGACGGCTATCCTATCGCCTGCATCGTGGGCGACAGGTTCCGTGAGGCTGAATTTCGGGAAGCGATGCAGGCTGCCGGGATGCGAATGCCGTTCGTGCCACGCGGAAACGGATTCAAGGACGGCGGCGAGGATGTTGAACGGTTCCGTTCGGCCCTGTTCGATGGGAAGGTCAGGACGTTGCCCAGCCTGCTGCTACGGTCGGCCATGTCTGAGGCTATCGTGGTCATTGATGATAGCGGCAATGAGAAGCTGACCAAGAAACGCAGCCTTGGCCGTATTGATGCCGCCAGTGCGCTTGTGGTCGCGGTTGCTGAAGGACAGCGCCGCGCTGCTGTTAAACGCGGCCCTGCCCGTATTGCATGGGCTAACTGATGACGTGGCATCGGCATTCCCGGCATGTGACCCAGACGGCCCGTTGGCGCAGGCTACGGCGGGAAATCCTGCGGCGCGACAATTACAAATGCGTTCAATGCGGTGCTGCCGGGATTCTGGAATGCGACCATATCCAGCCTGTGCGGAATGGCGGTGCAGAATATGACCCGGCTAATTTACAGATGCTCTGCAAGCGGTGCCACTCGACCAAGACCCGGGCGGAAGTCTTTGGCGGCAAGATTGATCCTGAAAAGCAGAAATGGTCGCGCTTGCTACGGGGTGGCATGTAATGGATGGTTTCGATAAATGGATCGGGCGCGAGGACGAACTGCGCGAGGCGTTGATTGCGCAGGTAAAGGCTGATCGGCAAGTGCTGTATGATCGCGGAATGATTATCCCGACGTGGCAGGACAGCGATGTTATCATGCAAAAGCCGGAACAAAAGCTATTGTCGCGAATTGCTGATAATGGCGGGCATCTACCTTATGAAAAGGATGAGATGCGGCAGTTTTTTGGTTTCCGCGCTGTCGTGAATGCTGTTGCCGTTGTGAATAGCTGTTTGCGGCAAGGTTTTATCACGAATACCGACAACATTCTGAATATGACCCATACGGGAATGATCGCGCTTGAGGCTGCTGAAGAGGATTCGGCCCTATTCGCAGGATTAGACTGGGTTTGATATTATCCTGTTACCAATTGGTGGTAAAAGGATGAAGTAATGCTTAATAGCACTAAGATTCAGCGTGAGCAGAGTGAACTGCGCCAGAAACTCGCTGAACTGTCGGGTAAAGATCAACCTGACGAAACCGAAATTCGTCAAATGAACGAACTCGATAAACGTTATCAGGATAACGAAATCCGGTATCGTGCTGCGCTGATTTCCGAAGATGCCGAGCGTCGCGAAGCCGGGGCGGAACTCGAAAAGCGCGAAGGCAAGGAATGGGGCGACCTGATCGCCGGTTTTGAAGCGCGGCAGGTTGCTGAGGCGCTGGACCACGGCGCGCAACTGTCGGGCCGCACTGCCGAGGTTGTCGCGGAATTGCGGTCGCAGGGAAGTTTCCAAGGTATTCCGGTGCCGCTGGAAGTTCTGGAACAGCGCGCGGGCGAAACCGTTGCCGCTGGGCTTTATGAACCGAAGCAAACCCGCGATCTGGTCGGGCGTATCTTCCCGCAAAGTGTCGCGTCTAAAATCGGCGTTCAGTCGGTCAATATCCCGTTCGGCGCGGTCGAATATCCGTTCCTTACCGCCGGGGCTGTTGCTGGCTGGGCTGGCACGGAATTGGGTGACGTTGGTGCGCCCCAGACTGCCGCGACTACCGAGATTACCCTGAAGCCGGATCACAATCTCGGCGCTCAGATGGTGATTTCGCGCAAGTCGCTGAAACAGACTGCCGGGATCGAGAACGCAATTCGGGCCGATATGTCTGCCGCAATTGCCGCGGCTCTGGATGACGCGGTTATCAACGGCACGGGCGCGACAGGTCAACCGCTGGGCCTGATCCCCGGCGCGGCGACCTATGGCATTGCCAGCACGGATGTTGCGTCGCTGGCGACGTGGGCGAACTTCCGCGCGGAAGTCGTTGAATTTATGGAGGCCAACGCGATCACCGACGCTTCGCAGGTTCGACTCGCGTTCCCGCCTGCGATCTGGGCGGGGCTTGATGGTGCTTACGTCAGCGGAACCGCCGTCACGGAACTGGATCGGATGGCGTCGCACGGGATCAAGCCTGTTCTGGCGAATCAAATCCCCGCAGATACCGCGATCCTGACCACGACAGTTCAGGGCGTGGCGCCGGCTGTTCTTGGCCTTTACGGTGCCGTTGACCTGATTCGCGATCCGTATACGAAAGCGGCGTCTGGGCAATTGGTGCTGACCGGTATCGTGACGTTGGACTTCACCGCGACGCGCGGCCTGCAAACCCGCATCCTGACGGTCGAATAATGGAAAGCCTGTCCGTTTATTCGGGCGGGCTGGAACTCCGGGCTGCTGGCGACGGCACCCGGAGGCTATCCGGTCGGTTCCCGTATAAATCCCTCGCCACGATCCACAGCGGCGGAAACGGCAAGAAACCGCGAAAAGAAGCGTTCGCGCCGAAAGCCTTTTCCTATGCCGTTGATGATCCTGAGCGCGACATTCACCTCCTGATCGGGCATGACTTCGGGAAACCGCTTGCCAGCAAAAAGGCTGGCACTTTCCTACTGAATGACACTGACGAGGCGCTAGGGTTCGAGGCTATTATCACGCCGGAAATTCAGGAATCGACTTGGTGGTCTGACTTCAACGCGCAATTCTCTGCGGGGTTGATTGGCGGCATCTCGCCCGGCTTTCGTGTGGCGCCGCGTGAAGTGGTGCCGCTGCCGGAAGAAACTGTCGAGGAAGACCAGACACTCGGCAATGCGCTCATCCGCTGGATATTCGCCGCAATCCTGTTTGAATTGTCGCTTGTGACGCGTCCTGCATATCCGAATACCGCGCTGGACCTGCGGCAATTGGATAGCGGTCTGATCGTTCCTGCTAAACCCGCTGCATATAGGTGGCGCTGATGACCAGTCTTTATATTGAGGCCGAGAATGAACTATCCATTTCTTATCCCGATGCTCCTGCTGATGTTGACGGGAGTATTCCTGCTGCGATCTGGGGAAAACTGGAAAGCTACGTTGCGACGCGCTGGTCTACTGCTGTGGTTGCCTTTGAAGTTAACTGCCCTTGCGCTGTGGATTGGCGTCCTCCGTATAATCCGTATGTTATCGACTTGGTTGATGGCGAGGTTGCCACAGTAAACCAGTTTGGCGAGGTTCACCTGACTGCCGGTCGGCATATCGTGCAATGCACCATTGGCGGGCTGGACGTAACGCCGGGTATTGAGGAAGCCTATCGCCGGATGGCTGCATATTATGCCAGCGAGGATATGCGCGGCTATTCCCGTTATTCGGTGAGCATCGGCGGCGACATTTCCGAAAGCTGGTCACGGCGCAGGGATGCAACCGCGCTTTCCAATTCCGGCGCTGCTGATCTGCTGACCAAATATAGAAAGGCGGGTATCTCGCATGTTTAATCTGTTCAAGCGCAAGGCTGAACCTGCCCCTGAAACCCGCTCCGTGCAGGACGGCTTTACCGGCCAAGTGATGGCTCTGCGGGAAAACTGGATCGCCGGGCAAACCGGTCTGGCTGATCTGACTGCAACCGTGCAAGCTGCTGTGGGCCTCTGGGAGGGCGCTCTGGCGGCATCTGACGTTCAGGGCACCGATCTACTGACCCGGGCTGTCATGGCGCAGGCGGCGCGTTCCTTGGCGCTACGGGGCGAGTCCTTGTGGTATATCTCGGACAATGGCTTGCAGCCTGTTTCGGATTACGATTTCAGCACGGCTAACGGCAAGATCAAGGCTTACCGGCTGACGATCCCCGATGCGGGCGGCGGGCGTTCCGTGACCGCGCTGGCGTCTGAGGTTCTGCACTTCAAGATCGGCGTGGATTCGTCGGCACCTTGGACCGGCACCAGCCCGCTGCGCCGCGCAAAGCTGACTGCCGAGATGCTGCATGTGCTGGAAACCGCGCTATCGGAAACCTATGCCAACGCGCCGCTGGGTTCGTCTGTGGTCCCATTCCCGGAATCGACCGGCACCGATCTGGAAACGCTGGCACGGGGCTTCAAAGGGCGTCGTGGGCGCGTCCTGCTGCGTGAGTCTGTCAATGTGGCGGCACAGGGTAGCGTTGCCCCCAATGGCGACTGGCGACCGCAGGGGCTGACCCCGAACCTAGAAGCTAGCATGGCAACCCAGAACTGGAAGGCCGCGCGTGATAGCGTCCTGACCGCGTTCGGTATCCTGCCGGGTGGCTTTGATGCGGCGACCACGGGGCCGATGGTGCGCGAGGTGCAGCGGCATCTGGCAGGCTGGACGTTGCAGCCGATGGCGATGCTGATGGCCGAGGAAGCCAGCGAGAAGCTGGGCGGCAAAGTTGAGATCGACGTGATGCGCCCTGTGCAGGCTTATGACGTGTCGGGCCGTGCCCGCGCGATGGCAACGCTGGTGCAGGGGCTGGCACAGGCGAAAGAGGCGGGCATTGATCCTGATGCTGCCCTGCGGCTTGTGAACTGGGGCAACGACGATGGGGCATTCTGATGGGCGTGAAGTATAAGGTTGCCGTCTGTGATCCGCCCGTGACCTGCTATGACGGGCCGCAGATCAGCCGGGCACATGCGATCAGCCAAGGCGCGAAACGCTACTTTACCGGCGAACCCTGCAAGTATGGTCACATTGCCGAGCGTTATACGTCCAGCACCATATGCCTGCGGTGCGAGCGTGAACGGCACAGGACGGAAGCCTATCACGAATGGGCGGCTGACTATATGCGCGGCTACAACCCCGAGCCTGTGAGGCGCTACAACTCGAAATGGCAGCGGGAAAGAGCCGCCTAG